CTTGGTGGCGTCCTGCGCGCCCGGCTCGGCCTGGCCGCGCTTCTGCCCCTTGCACAGGCCCGGCTTGTGGGTCTGCATGCAGAACGTGCAGTCGGCGTCCTGGGTGAGCGTAGCGAGGGTCATCCGGGCGGACGCGGTCTGCGAGGCTGGGGTGTTGCGGTGGTTCTGGTTCTTGTCGCCCAGATCGACCTGCTTCACCTTCGGCTTGCTGCCGGGTACCACTTCCAGCTGGACGTGCCGGAACCGGCCCTGCGGGGTGTCCAGGTAGCCGTGGTCCTTGACGACCCGGAAATGGGCGCCCCGGTCGAGGAGGATTTCTTTCTCGTCGCCCCACTGGCCGGGCGGTACCCGGATGGCGCCGGTCCCAGCCGGGACGGTGATGTCGGCGATCAGGGGCCGCTTGCCGGAGGTGGTGGTGTGGAAGTGCTTGAGGATCAGCGACAGGTCGGTGCCGGTGGATCCGAACGCGTGGTCGGTGTACTCGGCGCCGGTCAGGTCGATGTTGGTGTCCTTGCCGCCGAACGCGGACGGGCTGATCGCGCGTTGCACCTGGATGGGCTTGTCCAGCTTCGACTGGGCCATGGCGTCGTCCATGGCTTTGATCTCGGCGACGATGCGTGGGTCGTTGGAGCCTTCACCCTTGGAGGCGCGCAGGCTGCGGTTGATGGGGCCGGAGCCGTTGACGTAGGAGAGCATGGCAGCGCGGTGGGACCGCTTGGAGCCCTTGGCGCCCTTGGCGGTGTTGTAGGCGCGGATGCCCTTCTTCGCCTGCCGGGTGACCTTGTCGAAGGCTTCCTCCCCGTGGCCCTTCCATCCTTTGCAGGGGCCTGGGTGCAGCGGGTTGAGGCAGGCGGTCAGCGAGCAGGCGGTGTGGCCGTCGCGGTAGTGCTCCCCGAGCGTCGTCACCTGCTACTCCTTTACCGGTCCGTCATCCTGCACGGTACCGGTCGCCCCTGACGTTTTGGGGGACCATTTGCTGACGGTGGTGGGGGCTGGCTTCCGCGGGGGCCACTTGGTGACATCGTAGGAGGCGTCGGGGTCGACGAACGGCTCGTACACGGCGTCTCCCTTCGTTTTCGATCTTGTGTCTCCGAGCTTCCCGGCAGCGGTCACGGTCTTGTAGCCGCGATTCTCCATGCTGGTCGGCTCACCCTCAGGCTCTAGCAGCATCGTGCACCGGCAGTTGATGACCTCCTGCGGAGGCCCGGCCGGGTCGTGCGGGTACAGCATCGCGAACCCGCCCACATCGAAGTGCTGCCCCCAAGGGACGGTCTGCCCGTCGGCCTTCACATGGTCGGGACGAGTGCGGTGGTCTTCGGTAGCCAGCCACCGCTTCATCCAGGATGCCTCCGGGTCGGATTCGACAACCATCGCGAACGCGTCGTACAGGCCACCGTTGTAGGCGCCGACCACCTCCGTGCGGGCGACCGTGCGGGCCCGGTTCTTCCACTTCTCCGCGTCGGTGGCGTCCAGTAGCTGCTGGACCTGCTCGGTGACATCGGGGATGCTGGCGCCGTTGGTGGTGGCCGAGTCGATGATCTGCGCGACCGCGCCGAACACCTCATCGGGGACCTTCGCCAGCCGGTTCTCCCGTTCGGCGATCCAGTTACGGACGAACGGCCGCGATTCGAAGACTGTGTCGTCCTTGAAGAGGTTCTTGTACGGGGCGGCCAGGACCTCCTCGGCGACCTTCTCGCTGTACCGGGAGGCGAGAGTGGTCCACTTCGGGGTTTGGGAGAACACCTTCAGCGGGTCGGGGACCAGGCCGATCTTGGCGATGCCTCCGGCGAACATGGCCGCCTTCACTGCGGCCAGCCACTCCAGCATCATCTCCAGGTACGCCTCGTACAGGGGTGGCTCGTACTGGGCGAAGACCTCAGCGGCGATCTGCTGCTGCTGGGCGGGGGTGGGTAGCTGAGGCTGGGTCACGGCTGCCATCCTTCGCGGGCGAACAGGTCCGCCTTGCTGTCCGCGTGGCCGTCGGCCAGCAGGTCGCGGTCGATGGTTTCCACGGTGCGGTAGCTGAATTCACGTATCGGTCGGCCGTCGCGGTAGATCCGGATCAGGGCGCCACCGTGCGGGAAGTGCTGGAAGGTAACCCTCTGCCCCGGGTAGCCGGTGTGGATGGCTTCGGTGACGGCTCCGCCGATGAGGTGGTAGAGGGTGACACGGTGGGTTTCGCCCGGCGCGGGGGTCATCTCCTCAGCGTTTTCGATCATGGCAGGAGCCTTTCCCGGGACCGGATGAGCGCGTCTTTCAGCATCGCCGGTTCGTGGGCCATGCCGTTGGTCATGATCGCGGTGCAGTATCCGCCCAGGAACTCTTCCAGCTTGTCCGGGTCGACGCCCAGGCCGGTGGCCTGTTCCCGCACATGCACCCAGGCGCCCGCCAGGAGCCCTGGTACGCGCTGTTCGACCGGGACGACCCGGGTGTGTAGCTCATGCTTCGGAACGCCGTGAGCGGCCCGCTGAGGGCCGGGGACGAGGCGTCCGCCAGCCAGTTCCAGGGCGCGGCGCACAGCCCCGTCAGCGGCGTAGAACAGGGCCTCGTCGGTGGCGTTGATGGACGCGGCGATAGCCCCGAGCTTCTGGGGTCCTTGCTTCTTCGGCGGGGCGATGTTCCCGGCTTCGGCGTCGGCGACGGAGGGGAACTGCGGCAGGCTCTTGTTCCCGGCGTCGGCCGGTTCGGTTCCGGCTTCGTCGTAGCCGGGCTCCCCTGGCATCAGCATTCCCTGGTCCGGGGACGGCGGGGGTGTGGGCGGGGCGGGCAGGGCGATCGGCGGCAGGTGCAGGATCTTCTGCACGTTCGGGTCGCCCGCGTAGGCGGGCTGCGCCATGACCAGGGCCTTGACCAGCTTGTACTGCAATTCCTTGTCGTCCGGGGCGTCGTCGTCGGTGAATGCGGCGTTGTCGCGGGCGGCCTTGTCGGAGATCAGTTCCTTCTCGACGAATTGGAGGGCCTGGTCGGAGCGGTTGGGCCGGACGGTGAGGGCGGCGATGTCGAACCAGAGGGTCTTCTTCTCGGGGTCCTTGACGCCTGCGGCCTTGAGGGCGGGCTGGAAGTAGCCGACGTTGAGGGCGTCGGCGAGTTGGATGAGCAGCGGCTCAATGTGGATCTTGATCGAGGATTCCTCGATCTGCCACCCCGACCAGTGATTGGTGCCGCCCATGCCGGTCAGCACCTCAGGCGGAATGTCCAGCGACATCGCCATCCGCTTCACGGCCTCGGTGCGCATGGTCGTGATGTGGTCGGAGATCTGCGAGTCGAACACCAGGTGCTTGATCTTGTCGAGGGCCTCAATCGGCGCCTGCAAGATGATCGGCACGATCGCCGCCGCACTGTCACGCTGCTGCAACGAGGTGGCCATCGTCTTCTGCAACAGCTCCGTCAACCCGTCAACCCCGGACGGGCGAGGCTGACCAGGCAGCTCGGACGGCTGCGACGGGAACGTCACGTTGTCCGGCATCAGCAGCATGCCGTTACCGGCCAGCCGGGAGTCCAGCTCGGCGAAGATCCGCTTGGTGCACTGCTCCAGTTCCCGCAGGACCGGCAGGATGGCGCGGGTGGTGGAGTCGGCGGCGTCGTGGCGCCGCGGGTGCGGCGTCCACACCCTGATCAGCAGATCCTTCTCGGGGTCGAGGGTGTAGGTGCCGCCGCCGTGGGTAACCGACCGCCGGACCTTGATCTTGTCGCCTTGCCGGAACACCTCCGACGAGGAACACACATACCACTTGTCCAGGTCCGGGGTGCCGTCCTGGCCGGTCTGCTGATACCCCTCGGCGACGATGAACACGTCCCCGGCGACCATCATGTTTATGCCCATGAGGCGCTGCGCCTGCGCCTTCGATGCGGGCGAGCCGAACATGGTCTCGGCGATCAGCTTGGCCTGCGCGTCGTCGGTCTCGTCGCCTACGGTGCCGTCGTCGGCGATGTCGGCGGCGTACATGCGGCAGCGGCTGATGGCGTTGCCGATCCAGTTCACGACGAACCGCAGTTCACCGCAGATGTCGTAGTGCCGCCACGACTCCCACTGCCAGCGGTGGTCGCCGAGTTTGAACATCTGCCATGAGGTGGCGTCGGTGAGGTTGATGGGGACGGCAGCGCCGATGAGGGCGTTGACGGGGCGCGTTCCCGGTCCGGCTTCGCCTCCGGCGGGCTTGGTCTTTCGGGTCAGCAGCCCCACTCGGTCACCCCTTCACCCGGGCCAGCCAGCCAGCGGCGGCGGAAAGCGCCAGCATGAGGGCGGGCACGAACAGCCACCAGTTATGGCCGTAAGCGTAGATCACAGGGGCGGCGGGGATACCTACCCAGATGGAGACGCACCAGGGGCAAAGCACGAAGTAGGCCAGCCGGGGGTGATGAGTGTCGCGCAGGTGGGTGGCGAGGCGGTCGCGGGGGCCTTCGGTGATGGTGTCCATGGTGAGCAGGACGATGAGGCGGGCGAACGCGAGCAGGT